GTTTTGTCACAGTTGCAGCTGGACTGTTCATATCATGAGTCTTGTTGATTCTTCGGAGAGAAACTCCAGAAAATTCATACTTTTTAATTACATCTCCAGATGAATGACTCGATTTAGTTGTGGAATCAATACCTCTAGTGGTGATACCAGTAATCGAACTATCTGAAACACCAGTATAAGAAATAATTTCGTTTCCTAAAATCGCATATCCATAATTTGTTGTTCCAACACCAACACCTTCAAATGTTGCAAAATTAGATGATGCAACCACAGGTATATCTGACAGAGAGTTGTTGTCATAATCAGCAGTCAATTTTGTGCTAGGAATATCAGAATCAACACCAGATATTTTAACTAGATTATTGAAAGCGTGTAATCCATGAGCTCTGTGATCAACTTTAAAGTGTAATCCATCATTATTTGCATCAACATCAAAGGAGCTAATTGTTACTCCACTTCCAATGTTACCATCAACAGTGGTTCCGATACCAGTGGTTCCGTCCAATCCAAGAACTTGTGAACCATTGTTAAATCCAATTGTTCCAATACCAGTATTAAATGAACCTTGAATGTTATCAATAACTATGCTATTTCTCTCAGTAATTAAACCAACAGAAACAACAGCTCCACTTCCATTTCCAAGACCTAGTGTTCCAATTCCTAAAGTGTCACCAACTGCAAAGTTTTTACCACCATCAGTAAGAGTAACTGAACTT